TGACTCCACCACCTAGTTTTACGAACTAGGAAACGCGAGGGGTCGTAAAACCCATCCCGACCAGGGCTAGTTTAGCGACATACCGAGTCTTTGATGTAACAAGGAACCGTTTCAGGATCCAACCACTTGGTGTATTCAAAATCTTCCATAGCAGTCAGAAGTTGCATCTGATTGTCTAGAAGATACATATCCCGATACCGTTTGGTATAGGAATCTGCTTTTTGAATACGATAGTCTGGCATACCATTGATTTCCAATGTGCCACACTCAACATAACGATAGGGAAAACGCTCTAAGAGAATTTTCATGCAACCTCTGCAGACTCAAGGTCACGAACAAGACAATCAATGAGAATCTCATAATCGTCTAGAGCATCTCCAGAAAAAACTACACCTGAATTTTCATAAAAGCGGCGAACTTTTTTGAAGAGTTTTGGATTTTTTACGTCAAGGTAAATGTCCCCAGATGCAGCAGCACGAAGAGTGCTGATCTCCTTTTTGAACTTTGCCGTCAGTGCCATTGGTTTGTTTGGTTTACCTGCATATTATAAGGAAAACTCTGCACTATGTCAAGGATCTCAGCGATTAATAAGTCTCGTATCCGTTCTGAACATCCAAATAAAAGTTACCAGAAACAGAAATTCTATACTCATCTGACGTATAGAATGGATATACACAGTGCTTTAGTGTAGAGGGGAAAACAAGAATGGTTTTTTCCCAACTACTATCTAACTCGATAGTGTCCTCTTCAATATCTCCAACACCATTTGGAAAGAAAAAATTGAATGTTCCTGGATATTTTTCTTTTGGATTTCCTCGTTTTACTTGGAATTCATCTTCCCTACAACTGTACGGAATCTTCAACCAAACAACGAAACTGTAAAGTCCAGTATGATTATGAACTGGATTGAATTCATATTTTTTCTGATAGTTGACCCATAACATTTTCAAAGACAAAGAAAGTGACTTTGAACTTGAAATTATGGGGTACATTTTCATCAAGTTAAACTCTTGCTCATATTCTGAGCACAGATGAATCATATACCTTTCAAATTTTTCAAACTTGTAGAAAGGCATTCCCATCAAATCATATGATTCCTCTAAATTGCCAATCAACTTATCAGTCATAAGCAATTCATTATTCTTTGCCTTCTCTGATTCAGATATCAAAATATCATATATTTCATCAGGAATGGTTTCAGCAAGATAACCTCCACGAGGAGAAAATCGATTTATCTTACTAACATCTTTAACGTCTGTGTGAATCATGTCTTTAATACCAAGAGTCGGAATGACAGGATTCGAACCTGCGACATCTCGCTCCCAAAGCGAGTGCTCTACCAAACTGAGCTACATTCCGTAGCGGTAGGTTCCTGTCGCCGCTAGTCCTGAACCCACCAAAAGGAGACTACCGCAGTTGATTTCTCAACGGATAAAATATAGCACTACTTATGCTTTCTGTCAAATGGTTCCCAGTGTTCCCATCCATATTTGTGGACCAGATGCATTCCTATGATGGGCACAAAAACTAAAAAGAATCCCATGACACCTAAGCACCATGGAGTCTGCATAACAGATCTAACCAGGAGCTGAACGTGAGTCATTTTGGAAATACTCTGGTAAAGGACAACCTTTGAAATCGTTTATTTCATCTACTGCCAAGACAAACATCGTGGCAAATCCAAGACAGAAAGCGAAAAGCATTTGAGGGAAATTGTAGTTTCCCATATGAGCAGTAGGATCGGGCGGATCATCGTGAGGATGAAGATGCTTAGCGACCTGTTTTATTCGCTCTTGCTTTTCCCTTTCGTTTTCGTTCATTTGTTTCTATAGCGTACTGGCCATGTTAGTTCCATAGCAGAAATTAGCAATGTAATAAAAGCAAATACAAACAATGCGGAGGTCATGCTGGATAGTCCCAATTGGTTATGTTTTCTGTTTTGTCTTGCGGTCCCCATGAACCAGGAGTATAGACAAAAGGAGTAGTGCATATGGGGCAAGAATCGCCAGTGCAAAGTAAATCATTAACAATCCTCCAAGATTCTAATACTTCTTCTGAATGAACAAAGTGCGATTGATCACCATTTATTGCTTCATATAATAATTTTTCGTATCCGTCAATCGCTCTTTCTTCAGGATACCTATGAGTCAGGGTTGCTGTCTCAACTTGATCTCCATGACCAGGTGCCTTCATATCAATACGAATATCAAAATGAGGATATGGTTGGAGTCGCATTACAATACGATCATTATATTCATGACCAACAAATAGTTGTTGAGGTGGAGATTTCAGTTTTACAACAACTTCTACGCAACCATAAGGCATACACTTGCCTGTCATGACGCGAAAAGGAACTCCCTCCCAACGCCAGTTATCACAGTATAAAGTACCAGCAACGAAGGTAGGAGTGTTACTATCAGGATCAACGCCATCCTCATCTTTGTACCCAGAGTATTGTCCAAAGATCGTGTCCTCCTTTAAACGAGTAGCAGCAAGAACTTTAGTTTTTTCTCTTCTAATTTCCCTAGCATCCATTCGGCACGGTGCTTCCATTGCAATCAATGCAAATACTTGCAAAATATGATTCTGCAACATATCTCGCACTGCTCCAGCAGTATCATAATATTGAGATCTGCCATCACAACTAATAGTTTCAGTTGCAAAAATTTGAACCTCTTCTACATAATTGCGGTTCCAGAGTGGTTCCAGAAATATATTGCTAAAGCGAGTGGCAAGAATGTTATTAACAGTATCTTTACCGAGATAATGGTCAATGCGATATACTTGTTTTTCGCGTAAATGTCTAGCCACCACAGATTGTAGATTATCAGCAGATTGATAATCGTACCCAAAGGGTTTTTCGATAACCAAGCGGGAATAATCTGGGTCATCGAGTTTCCCAGCTTCCTTAAGATTGATAATTGCATTTGCATACCTCTCTGGAGGGACAGATAAGAAATAAGTATTATCGTGTAGATAATCTGGCAAATGACGAAGAGTTTCTACATTATCCAAATCAGCAGAGACATAATCCAGATGATGTAAAAATTCATCAGGATAATGTCCTAAAGATTCTTTCCATTGCTGTGCTGTTGGTTCTCTTCTAGCACAACCAGTAATCAAGAAATTGTCTGGAAGAAGATTTTTCTTCCATAATTCATGAAGTGCTGGTATTAGTTTTCTTTTACACAAATCTCCAGTAGCACCGAAGATTACGATACCACTAGTGTGCGGTTCCATTTCCATCGTAGTCATCCGAGTCGTAGTAGTCATTCTCACCCTTTATCATACCAAATGCAAGCGTAGTGCATACAAAAGGTATTGCTATCCATAGTAGAAAATTACCTAAATTCATCGATATTGACCTGGAACATAGTCAGGGTTTCGACTCATAAATTCATCCAACAATACTCCATATTCTCTGAATCTTTTATCTCCTGCAATAAATTGTCTTTGTCTCATCCACACTGCATCAATAAGCAGTTCTATTTCGCTTTTGCTAAATTCTCTCATGATACGTCTTTTGGTTTGTTTGACTTATGTATAGAGATTTTACTCTCTCTTAGCAATTATATACCCTAATAATACACCACTCAACCAAGCAACATAAAGATATAAGATATCGGAGACAAATTTTATAAATTCATTCCACTCCATCTTCAAACTCCTCATAGAGAGGGCATGGTTCTTCAAATAATAGTGCAAGTCTAAGTTCTTTAATTCTCTCTAGTAACTCTTGATAGTCTTCCTCGGTCATTTTTTCTTAAATAACTCTTCTATTTGTTTGCGAGTATTATTCATTTTTTGTTTTTCACGTTCAGAATGTCTATATCCAAACTTTCCATGAAATATAAAATGACCCTGAATAATCATGGTTATACCAAAAAGGAATAGTGTTATGACACCAATCCACTCTACAAAGTTATCTTTAACCATGGTAAAAGAGGAGGAATTACTCCGATGAGTCGGAGGAGACCTTCAGCAAATAAAGCGAGAACAACCCAACCGACACACATGCTAATAACACTTGCATTTCTATTGTGTCTCCTAATAGCAGCATCAATCATCTCCTGACACTCTTCACGAGTGACATAATGTACTGGTTTTATCTCATCCATTCGGTGACTCATTCGATTTACCCATCATATTGTCTAGGGGATCTGGAGATCCTCCAACGATCGCACAAGCTCTTTTGTAGAAAAAATTATCTGTATTTCCTGATGACTCGAAGGTCTCTTTGACTTTCACCCAATTATCGTAGGTGTATTTGTCCATTTGCTTTTAGTTTGAAATACTTACTAGCTATAATAGTCAGTACTTCAAAAGTGTCAACTCTGTTATGATTTCCTAAAAGAGTTTAAAAAAGTATAAAGGAAAGTGAGGGATTCGAACCCTCGGAGACTACTAATCTCTTCAGTTTTCAAGACTGATGCAATCGACCGCTCTGCCAACTTTCCGAAAAAATTTAATATTCAAGTTTTCGTCTAAACTCCTGGAAGTCATTTTCTTCCATGAAGTTAATATTAATCAGTACTCTATTTTTATTTTTTGCTGGCGAAAATCCAACATGAGGAAGTCTTCCATCAAACACAAGTAGTCTATTTTCTACTGGTTCAATCTCCTTCAAAAGAGTAGTTCCGTCTCTATCAAAAATAGTAGTACAACCATCACTATCGTTCATGTAAAATATACACGTAATATGTTTGATTGGTTCACCAAAATATTCCAGATCAGTATGAATGGAATGCATATGCTTCTCTGGATTGTATACCGTCATATCAGCTCTAGCACGAACCAAACGATAAGATCCATTGTAGATTTCTTCTACTTTAGTTTTAGCAGCATAAAGTATTGATCTCGATAAAATTCCAACATAGGAAGGATTATGCTGTAAATTTTCAGAATCAAACAATCCAATATTAAATCCAAAACTACCTAGTTCAGATTGATCTTGAGAATCTCTCTGATGGTAGTTTACAGTTATATTGTCTTGGTAGTTCCATTCACAAAATGGACTAAAATAATACTCTTGAATATCTTTTAAGACATACTTAGGTAAAAGGTTGTCAAAGATTTCAATCATTATTCTTATTCTAGTGCTATAATTATAACAGTAGTATTTACTAGATGTCAATAATCCCATCCAAAGAAAGAAAAGAATTTGAAAGACTTCTCAAAGAATTGGGATATGTCGATCAATCTCCAGTGCTTGCGTCTGAAGAAAAAACTGAGCAAGTTAACTTCAACTGCACTGATGGTGCAATGGCGATCTATACGTTTATAGGTCTATATGAAAACAAAAAAAGTTATCTATGGGAAGAATTTTTAGATAACTATGAAGACAATAACTTAAAAAAGATCATGTCCGATCTTGCAAAAAGAATTAGGTTTGAAGAAAAAACCAGAATTGCAGAAGTTGGTTACCGTGCTAAGTATACCAAAAATCCAGATCAATTTTCTTTAGATGAAAGAAAACGTATACTTCTACATTTCATTAGAATGACTCATGAAAATCTAAGTAGAGGTATGTTAAACACATATCCTCAACCAGGAATGATTCTGGTAGCAAGACCTGTTGGACCTAAAATTGATCAAGGGTTCACTGAGTCATCTTTAACTATCGGATCAAGGCAAAGATCCATAGTTGCCAAAAAACTTGGTTTTGGAGATTTGAAAGAAGATGGATTTCAATATGCAAGATATGACGAAGATTGTATTCTCAGATCTATCTGATTTCAAAATTTAATTTACGAACCTTCCGCTTTCTTCTCGCTTCCTGATATTCTAAGTCTGCTGGAGAAAGAAATGTATTGCCGAAATTAGGTTTGATGTTGTTTAACATCACAACCTGATCTAAATCTACTGCAGAAATCTTATCTCCACGAATAGTAGTCATGTTTGTGCAACCGCATGTAACGGTTTTTGTTGGATGCCCCTCCAACTCCATACCACAGGAGCGGCATCGTACCCTAATGTTGTCCATTTTATGACGAAGTTTACGTCTTCAGTGTTTCATTATTTATATGCAAGATGACGGGATCGAACCGCCGACCGCCTCGGTGTAAACGAGATGCTCTACCGCTGAGCTAATCTTGCTTGTCTTTGCATTCTAGCATATACTCTACAGTATTGGCAACATCTTCCATAGCATCTCTCAGAAATGGTTGTTGTCCAGAATGTTGTTCTGTTTTAGTGACGCCGTTTCTCCACTCTTCCACAAGTGTCCAGCGCCACTGAGACATACTCTTAGAATACCAGAGATTAATCTTCATTAGGTAACCGAGATTCCAATATATCTAGTCTACCTTGCAATCTAGCATTTTCACGAGTTAACTGCATATGCTCATTTTCCATGTCTTCCAGACGATACTGGAGTCGTTCTACCAACTCATAAAGATTAGCACAATTTGCTACATTTTCTTCACCCCTGTCAGTTTCAAAGAACCAATCTAAAAATTTTTTTGTTCGTTTCTTCATATAAAAAAGGGGGATCCGAAGATCCCCAAGTATACTACAATCAATTGATAGTGTCAACAGCAGCAAGCGCCTTCTGTCGAAGACTTTCTGGGAGAGGTACATATCCAAGAGAGTCTGATTTTGCTTGTGCTTTTTCACTCAGCATATAACGAAGGGTTTCCTTTACTCCAGTTGTGGATTCAGGATAGGCAAGAATCCAAGTCAGAGATACGATTGGGTAAGAATTAGCACCTGCAGGATTAGGATCTGCCCCACGAAGTTTATCATCTAGAACAATTTGTGCAAGCCCTGAAGCAGAAGTTTCTGCATTTGCTGTAACAAAGTTACCTGCCTTATTCTGAATAGATGCCTGCTGGAACTTACCACCAGTTACATAACCATAGTTCAGATAACCAATAGAACCCTCAAGATTCTTAATACCAGCAGCAACACCAGCGTTACCTTTACCAGCAATAGTGTTAGGGGCAGGCCAAGAGACTGCTTTACCACTTCCTACCTTTTCTTTCCACTCAGGAGAGAATGCAGACAGAGAGTTGGTAAATCCTTTAGTTGTTCCAGAACCATCAGAACGAACTACAGGAACAATCTTACCATCAGCACATCCAAGTTCAGACCAGTTAGTGATCTTACCAAGGAAGACATCAGCAAGTTGTGTCTGGGTAATCTTAAGATCACAACCAGGATTATTATAGGCAGGAACAATTGCTCCTCCAGTCATAGGAATATGAATCATTCCTTCTGCTGGCATTTTCTTATCACTCACAGCACCATCACTGGCACCAAAATCAATTGTTTTTGCCTTGAACTGACGAACACCAGATCCACTACCAACTGCTTGATAGTTTACTTTGTTGCCAGTTTCCTGTGCCATAGTCTGAAACCAGGAGTTATACAGAGGAGCAGGGAAGGTAGCACCTGCTCCATTCAACGTAAAAGATGTTTTTTCTGCGCTACCGCAGGCAACCATAAGAGGGGTGGCAGCAGCAACTGCTGCGAGTGCTTTGAGTTTCATTTATCAGAA